GTTATGTCTAAACAATTAGATGTTTTCTATAGAGACAAAGAGAAAGTATTGGCGGCACAGGCAGTAATAGATAGAACAGTAGAAGCACTATATGAAGATAGCCTAACATCAGATGATATATCTAAATTATCTAATGCCTTGCATAAAGCAATTCAAACAATCAATCTAATTGAAGGTAAGTCTACTAATATTAATGAGAATAGAAGCAAAGATGGCTCAGATTTAGCAATCGTTGATATGCTTAATGAAGCCAAAATGCGTAATGAATCTATTAGATTATCTGTGATTAAATGAAATTAAATTTTATTAGCACCACCCGAATTGATATTGACATCTCTCTCTTCATATGTTGCATCGTAAATAAATTTGGACAGTAAAATGATGACTATACCAAAATATATGGAGCATGTTAATCCTGAACTTCTTAAATATTCAGAAGGAAGGCGGGAACTAACTAAATTTGATCCCATGTTATTTGCTTTGCTATATTTGCCAGAACATTTACAGAATGCACAAGGAGAAATTACCTTGTCAGAATTCCATTGGGCGTTATCTGAATATGGAAAAGAATGGATCAATAAGCCAACAGTTCCAAAGTCTAATAGAGATGCATTTATTGCACCTAGAGAATGTGGCAAATCCACTTGGATCTTCTTAATTCTTCCTATGTGGGCCGCCGCCCATGGACATATTAAGTTTGCTGCTGCATTTTCAGATGCTGCTTCACAGGCGGAGACTCACTTAATGACTTTTAAGAATGAATTGGAAACAAATGAGTATCTTAAGGCGGATTATCCTGAATTATGTACTCCAAAGATAGTTGGAAGCACTGGTAGAACTATGGCATCTAACTCTTGGCGTATTGTTCAATCAAATGGCTTCATATTTGACGCAAATGGTATTGATACTAACTCTTTGGGTAAAAAGGTCTTTGGAACTCGTCCTGATTTGATTATTTTGGATGATATTGAAAAAGGTGAAAAGAATTACTCTGAATATCAAGCAGGTAGACAGATGAATACAGTATTTGACGATATTGCACCTATGAATATTTATGCTCGTATGATTATTATTGGAACTACCACTATGCCTAACTCTATGATGGACATGTTCCGCAAGCATTCACAAGGTGAGCGTGATGCAGCTCTGCAGTGGATTGAAGACCAGAACGTGAAGGTCCACTACTATCCAGCCATTATGACAGCAGATGACAGCTCAGAACGCTCTGTATGGCCTGAGAAGTGGTCTCTAGAGTGGTTGCAGTCACAAAGACATTTACGTGACTTTGCAAAGAACTATATGAACAGGCCTGTTAACAGTGATGGTAACTTCTGGACATATGAAGATGTTATTATTGATGATCCAGAGTTTTTTGGAAATACAATCATTTCCATTGACCCAGCAGTAACAAAAAATAAGGTTTCTGACTATACAGGTATTGCTGTATTGAGCAGAGGTGAAGACAATTTCATATATGTGCGAGATGCTTTCCAATTGAAGGTATCTCCATCGGAATTGTCTGATAGAGTCGCAAGTCTTGTCGACATTTATGATCCAGGCATCATTTATGTTGAAACTAACCAAGGTGGAGACTTATGGCAGGATGTATTTAAAGATATTCCAGTTAGATATAGATCTATAAAACAATCTGTGTCAAAGCAGATTCGTGCTGGTAAAGCTTTAAACTTCTACCAACAGGGATTGGTCAGACACACTGATCACTTCCCAGTATTAGAAGAACAAATGTATTCCTTCCCAAAGGTTTCACATGACGACGTGCTTGACGCAGTAGTATCAGGTGTATTATACTTTTTAGATAATAAGACACCTAGAATACTTGCAAAACAGCTAAATTACATAAGGAGATAAAATGAAAGATATTAGAGTAGCCCTCGAACAAATTATAAGCAAGCGAGAAGGTTATAAGCAGGCTGAGTCCTACTACGAAGGTGTTAATGGTGAAGTGTTTGCTAACCAACGCTGGTTTAAGATGTTTCGCTATGAAGGTAGCGATTTCAGATTTAACTTCTCAAAGACTGTAGTAGATTCTGTCCTTAACCGTCTTGAAATTAACAACATCTTGGTGGCAAGCCAAGAAGCAGCAGATTTTGTTGACACTATGTGGGAACAGTCAGATATCAAATTAGATATCAATGAAATCCACAGAAATGCACTTATCTACGGTGATTCATATGCAATTGTATGGCCAGATGAAGATGGAAACCTAGCAATTGATTACAATTCACCAATGACAACAACAGTTGTATATAGCCAAGAGAATCCTCGTAAGAAGGAATATGCGGCTAAGATGTGGCAAGTTGTAAATGAGAATCAAAAGGTTCTATATTTAAACATGTACTATCCAGACCGTATTGAAAAATATGTTGGATCTGGTGACATTGATCTTGTTTCACATCAATTAAATGTAGTTCCATTGGATGTTATTCCTAATCCATGGGGCGAAGTTCCTGTGTTCCACTTTAGAACACATAAGCCATTTGGACGTCCAGAGCATGCAGATGCCTTTGGTCCTCAAGATGCGATAAACAAGCTGATATCAACTCACATGCTGACTGTTGACTATCAGGGTGCTCCACAACGTTATGCTTTGGCTAACGGTGGAAACTCAAATGAGTTTGATGACTTCTCAGATGATGATACAGCAAGAGAGAACCTAGCTGCACTTGGCAATGGCCCTGGCAACCTATGGTACCTACAAGGTGTCTCATCTGTTGGACAGTTCCCAGCAGCAGATCCAACAGTATTTACAAATCCAGTTATTGAATATGTAAATGCAATGGCATCTATTACAAATACACCAACACATTACTTTATGAGAGGAGCATCACTTCCATCAGGTCAAGCACTTCGTGTAGCTGAAGCTCCACTATTCAAGAAGGTTACGAATCGTCAAATGGCATTTGGATCAACTTGGAGAGACTTGTTTAAGTTTATGTTTATGGTTGAAGGACTTCCTAATGATGTTGAAATCAAATGGGAAAATGCAGAGTCAATTGACTCATTAGATAATTGGGACATCGCAGTTCGAAAGAAGAGTGTTGGAGTTGGACTCTATCAGATTCTTCTTGAGGCTGGATATGACCCAGAGATTGCAGAAGCAATTGTTGAAGAATCACAAGCACAGCTAGGAGCACCACCTGTTCCAACATCTGAGATTGTAAACTCACACAATTATGCAATGAAGAATCAAGCAGCAGAAAGAGCAAACGCTCTTGGCCAGGAAACAGGTTCCTGGGAATCATAATCCTTAATTGGACGATTAGGAGATAAAATGGAAAACGAGTTCGTAGACGGTACGTCTACAGAAATCAAAGACCCAGTAGCAGTTTTAGCTGCATTGGAAAGAGCAAAGAACGACGCAAAGCGTTTTAGAATGGAAAAGGAAGCGGCGGAACAGGAAACTGTTTCTACCAGAGAAAAAGCTAACTTAATTCAGACTAAACTAAAGAATGACAGAATTATTAGGTCCCTCATGGAAAATGGAGTACCTAATGCTGATAAACTTCTTAAATATATCAAGGTGTCAGAAATTGAATTAACTGATGACTTTGAGATTAATGGATTAGATATGCAACTTTCGGATCTTAGAAATGATTTCCCAGAACTGTTTGATCCAAAAAGGATAGTTGGCGGCAAAGCAGATGGTGGAGCAACCTCATATGTAGATGCTCCATTATCAGCAACAGAATTACAAGCAAGGTATGTACTAGGAGATTAATATACTGTATAATAAGAGGATGCAAGCTAGATGGACGTTTGAGCTTGCGAATCTAATATTATTCGGACGAATATATTACTCTCAAGCACATAAAAATCTAACTAACAAGAAAAGGATAAAACTACTATGGCAAGAACAGAATTAACAGTCGCCAATGGTTATATCGTTGAAGAGCATAGCTCAAACGTCGTACAAGCAGCACTGCAGAACTCTGCAGTTGAAAAGCTTGCACGTCGTGAGCCTATGGCAACATCAGTAAAGCGTGTTCCACGCTTTGTTGGCGATGCTCCAAACGTATACGCAGAAGGCGCAACAATTGGTGAATCAGATGTAACAATCGACGATATCACTCTAACAGCTCGTAAATGGGCAAAGATTATGCACATCTCAGAAGAAGACATGAATGACTCATTCGTAGATGTACTAAACACATACAAGACTCAGTGGGCAACTAACTGGGCAAAGAAGTTTGACAATGCATGCCTTGGCGTAACAGCTGCAGCAGCAGGAACAGACGCAGCACCATACACATCTGTGTACCGTGCAGTATCACAATATAACTCAGCAGCTAACCGTATTCAGTCAGCTGGAGCAATCACATTTGATGATCTAAATCAGATCCTATCAAAGATTGAAGATTCTGCTTACTTTGATCCATCAAAGACAGCATTCATCGCTCACCCACAGCTTCTAGCAACTCTTCGTGGTCTAGTTGATAACAACAATCGCCCAATCCTTACAGATCCACTAGGAACTGTAACAGGCACATTGTTCGGATATCCACTAACTATCTCAACAGGTGCAATGACAGGTGCAGCAGCTTCTGCTACTCCATCAGGAAACCCACTTCTTATCGTAGGTAACACTGATCTTATGATCAACGGTGTTCGTGCTGGTATTGAGTCAATGGTTTCTAAAGATGCTAAATTCGATACAGACGGTGTTCTACTCAAGGTCCGTGCACGTCGTGCATTTGATATCGCAAGAGCTGAAGGCTTTGCGGTACTTGAGAAAACAGCAGCGGTCTAAGGAGGAATAAAACATGCCATCAAAACTATACGGTAACTTCCTACTTAAGGCACTTAACAAAGAGGTTGATTTTGATACAGATACCATCAAGGTAGCTCTTCTAACATCTTCTTATACTCCAGATCAGGACGCTCATGACTACTACAACGACGTATCTACATACGAAGTTTCAGGTACAGGCTACACTGCTGGCGGTAACACACTAGGTTCAAAGACAGCAACCTATGATTCAGCAACAAACGTAATCGTTCTAGATGCTGCAGATACCACTTGGTCATCTTCAACAATCACAGCACGTTACGCTGTTATCTATGATTCAACAGGTACTGCTTCAACTTCAGCGTTGATTGGCTATGTGGACTTCGGTTCAGATCAGTCATCAACAAACGGTAACTTTACTATCACATGGGATGCAACAGGTATTGTTCGCATCACTGTAGCGTAAGGCTAACGCAAAATGGACGTAAAGGTAGAGGTCAGCGCATTCCAAGCAAATGCTTGTGCAGGCGTCGTCAACACCACTGTTGAGACTCTTTCTGGTGATTTATTTTCTCCAGTGGTTTCTGACCTCTCCTTTACTCCTATTATTACAATTAACGGCGGAAGCATCTCATCTGTACCAGCAGACAAAATTTTGATAGGAGTCATGGCTGCCTAACCGCAGCCTATTTTTATGCCATCATATATAGATCAAATAAGTAACTCAGGCCCAAAGGTCTGGTATCGTTTTAATGAAACATCAGGTACACCTGTTAACTTTGGTTCCCTATCAACAACATCATCTTTTACTGATCTTCTTTTAAATGAACAAACATCTGTAGATGGACGTGCAACATATCTTAATGGATCAAGTTCATACATACAATTACCAGCTCATGCAGAATTTGCATTATTTAATGATCGTTCATTTACAGTAGAAGCTTGGGTAAAGATTGCAAACGCAGATACAAATAGAACATCACCACTTGAAATTTTTAGATTAAATGCGCCATCAACGCCACATTATGTTGTATCTTTAACAGTTGACGGAACGGCTGGAACTAGAGGTAAAGTAAGATTAAGTTCATCTTGGACAACAGATATAGTTAGTACAAATACTATTGATAATGATGAATGGCACCATATTGTTTATACATATAACACATCTTCAGTTAAACTTTATATTGATGGAGCATTAAATTCATCAACAACACCAACAAGTTTACCTGCATCATTTAATTTTGATCAATCATCAAAGAAATTAATTGGTGCTGGATATGTAGGAACATCACAATCAAGTATCAGCCAATACTTTAAAGGCCGCATAGATGAGTTTGCAGCATATGATTATGAATTAACATCTACTAATATTCTTGCAAACTTTAATGCTGGAGCGTCTGTAGAAAATGCTGCTGGCTCATTTGGAACCGCCACATCATTGATGGTACAACCTACAGTATTTGCATCATTTAATCCTGCAGCCCAGGCTCCTATGACTGCCAGCGCAGCATCTGGAGACCACTACAACTCAACTGTATATTTCCCAACAACTTTAAATACATACCTGTCTGGATTAACATTAGAGACATGGTACAAATTTAATACTCTTCAGCAATTAACTAACTATGGATCTCTTGCAACTAAGGTTTCTGTATTTGGACCAGATGCTTACACAGACCCTACTACTGGTATCCAAGGATCTGGTGTGTTGCGAACAACTGGTGGTTTTAATGCCTCAGTTACAAATCTACTTGATAACGTTGGTGCTACAATTGCTGATAAAGATTTTTCATATGGATGTTGGGTTAAAAAAACAACTGCGGAACAAGCAGCAATTGTAACTTTTGTTGATTCACCAGGAGCAGCAGAATATATAAGCACATATTGGAATAGCACTGGTGGAATAACAACAAATGCTCGTCTTAATAATGGCGACCATATAATTACATCAGCTACAGATATTACAGATAACAACTGGCACTATGTAGCAGTTAGACAATCTGGTAATACATTGCAGATGTGGATTGATGGTACATCAATTGGTACACAAACAATTACACATTCATTTGCAGCACTAGATACATTAACTTTTGGTAATGGTGGAACAACAGTTACTGAAAAGATGTACATATCTCAATTCTATGCTGGAACTGCAGCTAATATAACTAGTACACAAATTGCAGCTATATATGCTGCTGGAACAACTGGTGAAATGCAGGCATCTGCATATATGCCAGAAGCCAAAGCTAAGTTTAATAGTTCATTTAATGACTATATTGTATCTAAATCTCCAATACTAGATTTTCGTCTTGATGAAGGCGCTGGAGCACCTTTAGATTTTGGTTCTGGTGGAACAATTGTAGTTTCACAACTAAGTCCTCAAGGATATACTCAAGGCAATATTTCATTAAATACTAAAGCATTTCGTTTTACAGATAGACTTCAAGTTGTAAGAGGTACTTACTCTCTTCCTTCTGGAACATTATCTAGTTCTAATCTATGTACAATAGGTGTATTATTTAAGAATGCTAATGCCACAAATCAGCAAGGAATTGTAGGATTTGGTGGAAGAGGAGGAACCCAAGGAACTGGATTCTCTTTACAACAATTAGCATCATCTGGATACCTTCGCATTATTGCTGGTAACTCAAATGGAACTACAACTAACTTTACTGGAACAACAAACGTAGCTGATAACAAATGGCACCTTGCAGTAATTGTAAAAGAAGCAAGCACAATAAAATTATATATCGATGGCAAATTAGATATAACTGCATCCTCAAGCAATACATTAACAGATGCTGGTGAATTTTCTATTGCAGCTGTTTCTGGAATTGATGCTCTTACAGCTTCTAGAGATACATTAATAGATGAAATATTTGTAACTGCTGGAACATTTACACAGCAAGAAGCATTTGAAGCATACCAAGCATTAAGAATTGAAATGGATACAACTGCAACGGCTACAGCAGTACAGCCTACAACAACCCTAGGTACTGGAGCAACTATCTCAGCTGCACCTGCAACCGCATCTGGATTACTACCAATGCCTACAGAAACACAAGAAATACGGCCAACAATTACTTCAATGTATGTAACTGCATTATTTGCACATCCTAACTATGGAGCAAATGCTGTAATTGATGTGAACTATGGAACAACATCTATGATTGCTAATGCAGAATTTCATCTTCCACAATACAATATTGGTGAAATTAACGCCGCTGCATCTATGGATGCATCTGCAACTATGGTTCACCCACAATCAATTGCTGGTGGAAAAATATCAGTAAACCCAGGTATTGCTGATGCACGGATGGTACAACCAGGACTTGCAACAACACTTGGTGCATTAGTTAAGCCTCAATCATTAAATGCAAAAGCATTTATGGTTATTCCTCCAGCATACTACTTGCCAACTGATGACAGATGGTATCAAGTAATGCTTGATGTTAATACTAATTTAACAGATTCTGTTCCAACTATTAAGTTCTTTAATTCACCAGCAACAATATATTCTGGCGGAGAATGGAATAACTTCCAAGCTGTAACTTCACAAAATGGAGTAACAACACCATTACCAGCAGCATACACAGGATTCTTTGATTCAACATCTAGAGCGGCCTTAAATATTAGAAACATTGCATTACAATTAAGTGCTTCAACTTCTTCAAGTGATAGTTGGACAATGGAATCATACATTCAAACTAGCAAAGCAAATCAATATTTGTTTACAACAAAGAAAGAAAATTCATATCCTTCTCAAAATACAGGATCTGCAATTGCATTAAAAAATGGAAAGATTACTTTTATAGCATCTAATTCAACTAATGTTGAAACTGGATATGAAACATTTAGCGGATTTAAAAATATTGCTGATGGCAATTGGCACCATATAATTATTCAATACTTTGGAGGCTCTAGCCAAAATCGTGTACAAGTTTGGATTGATGGTAAACTTGATATTCAAAGATATGGTTACACTCCTTACATTCCAGGTAGAGTTGGATACAACTCAGCTAATGTTAACTTATATTCAGACTTTAATATCTCTGGGTTTGCAATAAATAGTCCATCAATTATTAATGAAAGAGATACAAGTCTACATTACTTTGCAGCAATTGGACATGAACCATATTTGGCTACTCCAGCTACAGCTACAGCAACATTTGGAACTGGAACTAGAGGTAAGGGAAATCGTGCTCGTGCACTTATGCTTTACTTCTGGCCTACATTTAATGCTGCGTCTGGTTATTATGTTGGACAATACAATAATCCATTTGCTCCAGTTGGTGTAAATGATACAGAAGGTAGAGATGTTGGAGGAGATTTTGACTATGATACCTTCTACGGATTAACTACATATCTTACACAATCAACACAACAATTTTTTGACTGGGATGTGTTTCCTCTTCCAGTTCAAAAGTTCTACGCTGGAGATACATACAAGGGTGATAGAAATCCATTATTAAAAGATACTGTAAAAATTGGACAAGGTCCTGAAGGAACAACATATATTGATGAAGTAACTGATAATTATAGATACCTAAATCTAATTAAAGATGTGTATGAATTAGATCAATACGACGCTATTTTCTTTAGAAACTATCCAGATCAATCTAGTGAGCAGGATAAACAAGGTCTTAACTCTAAAACAGAGGTGGACGAATACTTTAACTTGCAAGAAAAAACATTATTTAAAGAGTTCCTTGAATCATTACGTCAAGCAGTAGATGAATATGGAATATCATTATTTGTAACTAACCCACAACTGGCTGTTGACTTGGGTATCATTGAGGCAGCAACACCTGTTGATTTAATGAGAGATGCTGGTAACTTCCTTCCAGATGAATTTTCAGATAACAGAGCACCTGTTCTTACTGGAAGAATAGACTCTACTGGAAACACTCTTGATCCAGTTAATCAATATGCTGCAGGATGGTACGATACATTCTTTAATGATAGACACCGTGTCATAAATACACTTGAATATTTAACTGATGATAATACTTTTATCTGGACAGATTATGCATTTTATCAGCATTCAGATGAACTTAACTACGGTGGTGCAGATAAACTATACAAGAGATATGAAAATAGACCTTATGGATTACAAATAGGAGATGAATTTGTTTTTGCAGATTCAGGAAACCCTAGATTTAGATTGCCATATCAAGCAATTAAACCTGAGCATTTAAAAGCTGGTATTCCAATTACGGCTCTAGGAACAACAGCTCATTTACAGAATTTTGATTCATACCAACAAGGACCTAATCCGTATAAAGATTATATAACCACTGTTGCTCTTCCAGCTGGTACAAATCTTAATGGTAAATTAACTGGCGGAAAGATATTTGTTTCATTCTCAGAAAACGTTGCAAATAGTTTTACAGCAGCAGGTTCACAATATGGTACTGATTATACTGAGTATCATGAATATGATATGGCATCAAATTTTTGGGTTGATATTGCATATAACGCTAAAATTATTGATGCTAATACACAGGCTTTATATAAGAATAATACTATTAGTGATGCCGAAAGAGGACAACCTCCATTATATGATGACAACGCTCTTATTAAACAATATTGGTCATTAAGTGGAGACAATATAATTAGTCAAGCTGTTCCAGTAACTCGAAGCTTAAAGGGTTTTGTTGGTGGAGACATAGGTCCAGAAGTTCCAGAACAAAATAAAAAGAGAACTAGATCTGGTCTTGCTTCCCTTCCTCCAGCAGCAGGAACTAGACTTCGTGATGCACTTGGCCGATTTGCAAGCGGTGGCGGTGCAGCATCAGTTACTGGTGGAAATTTAAATACATTTAAAATATTAACAGGCAGAATATACGATACTGGAACTGTATTTATTCCAAGTATCAATACTCGTGGTTTATGGTGGTTATCAGATAAGAATATAATTGAAGGTAAAGTTGTTGGTGGCATTGGTATGTCAGCAGCTGCAACAATACCAAATCCTATTGTTACAGCAGATCATCCAGCATCTGTAACTGCTAACCATATGCTTGCACAGGCAGCACTTGTTGATAATACATCTGGAACAAAGAATAACTTGGCGTTGCCATTAACTGCAACTGTATTTATGCCTACTCTTGGTGGTAGAACAATTGTTGCAGAAAAGGCAGAAGGATTTGGATTTATGCCAAACATCTATCCATTAACAGAAACAGATTATACTGTAACGTTATACTTGAATCACACAGATCCAATTTTATACATACGAAAGGAAGTAATTAAATGATTAGTCAATACTGGAAAGATCAGATACCTTCAAAGCCTCTTTCAATACAAGTAAAGAGAGATGACGGAACAGACGCTGACCTTGGAGAATACACAAATATAACTGCAAAGTTAATTGGTAGCAACAACGAAGAAGTTGATCTTACTGGTTCTGAAGTTATAACTACAAATAGAACACTGGGCCGCATTGGATTTAAATGGCCAACTGATCGAAGCTTATTTGATTATGCTGGAGACTATGTCTTTCAGCTAAGCTTGGGCGGGACAGGAAAGTTAGATTTCACGACGACACACACACTAAGAGTTCGTGAACTCGGAAGGGTAAATAGAGGAAATGTTTACAACCGTTAATAGCGTAATAGAGTATACAAATACAACTGTAGATATTGCATTGATTAAAAGAGCACAAGCTCTTATTGAAATGTATATTGGCAGAGATGAAATTGATATTGAAAACCCATCTGACCTAATGATATTAGATAAGATGACAGCATATCAGGCAGTATATATGCTTGATAATGAAAGTGTAATATATAAGCAAGTTGCAGTAACATCAGCAGGTGCTGGAGAATCAGCACAGAATTTTGATGGAGCTTACAGCGCACCTTTTATGTCACCTTTGGCTGTCATTGCTTCTCGTGCTCTTTCATTTAATAGAAGCAGATCAATTAAGACTGGAAAGATATTCCAATGGAACCGTAAGGTCGACTGGAGAACTTTGTAATGTTGTTTAATACCACTAGAAAATTTCCGTACATAGCAGATGCTTATTTCTATAAGCAACAGACTTCTTTTGATGGCAGAGTTGTAACAAATGTTTATGACGTTGTGCCTACAAAAATTAGACTTTCTATGACATCTGACCTTGCTCTTGGTGGTGCAACTACAGTTTCAGGAAAAGACCTTGGATCTGTATTTATTTATACAAGAACTAAATTGCAATTAGATGCCAAGTTGAGAAACATTCTTGATTCTCAAGGAACACTCATGTACGATAGCGGCGGGGAATGGATAGTAACTATGTCTGCTCCATATCTAGGGCCAATGGGAATCCAAGATGGATACAAATATCGTTTAGCTCAGACTAAGGGTAATATCTAATGGATGCTACGCAGGTAATTGGATTAATCACGTCTATCATTGCCTTAATAATTGGGCTGGAAATAAGAATCAAATCTTTAGTTAAACAGTATTTAATGGAACTTAAGCCTAATTCAGGCTCATCGATTAAAGACCAAATTACAAGAGTAGAAAAAAAATTAGACCAACTTCTATCTTGACATAGAAACAAAGTTATACTATAATTCTATTAACCAGAAAGGTTGATATGGATTACTTTACATATTTACGTTCAATTAGATCATCTGATCTAAGCACCAAGGCTAGAATTGTAGCATTGATAATAGCCTCATACAACCCTTCCTTTCCAACCAACAAGCAAATCGCTGAAGGCACTGGCCTTTGCGAAAGAACTGTAAGGACTGCAAAGAAGGAATTGGTGGATGCTGGCTATCTAAAACAGAAGAGA